CCTGAGTACCGGCTCGGCGGCTCAATGGACGGAGTCAACGAGAATGAAGGCTGGATGTTTGAGTTGAAGGGCACCAGTCAATATCAAACTGTGATGCAGAGAGGGGCTCTCCCGGCCCATGTCAAGCAGGTCAATGCGTACTTGCTGGCATCGGGGCTTGAGAAGGCGGTCATCGTCTACGAGTGCAAGTCGACCCAGCAATGGCAGGAGATCGAGATTGTCCGTGACCCTGACACGATCGACGAGATCGAGTTGATCTTGCAGAAACTCAACCATGCAATCGACACAGGAGAACTACCGGAGATACTCGATGAGTGTGCGAATCAAGACGGCCCGAAGTTCAACAACTGCCCCTACGCAGGGGTCTGCCACGGAACCCGAAACCGAGACGACATCATTGAGGCTGTTTCGGCTCAATGAAGGGTTGCCGTCACTGGCGGATATGCAGGCTGAGTTAGATGGGTACACCGATGTGCTCATGGGCAGAGTTGAGCCACCTATTGATCGTGGCGAGATGACACTGCTGGAGTACGCCAACGCTGTCTACAGCCGGGCGATGGAGTTGACGCTTTTGCTACAGCGAGCCGAGTCATCGGGGATTGTGGTCAAAGGATCGAAGGCGTACAAGTTCCGCACGGGTGAGTTGAGAACCTTTACTGAGATGGCAAGCCGGGCCATCGATCTTGGGAGCCGTAGAGTTACCGTCGCAAAGATGGAATACTCGATGGCCTATGGATGACTTCGTGTCCCTCGGCATTGACCCTGCCTCAACTAAGATCGCTGTCGTTGCATTGGTGGGAGATGAGTTCAAGACGGACTTCTACAAGCGTCTTGGGAAGAGCGGTGGCGAATCGTGTGCAGGGGCTTGGCACGCAATCCAATACTTCGTGAGTCAGATTCACTTCACTTGGCCGGGTCTTCCAATCTATGCCTACATAGAGGCACCAGTGGTTGGGCGTGCAGGAGTTCGGTCGACGATGGTGCAGGCGTTCACGTCGGGAGCGATACAGGCGGCCTTGTATGAGGCAGGATGTTCCCCGCAAACCGTCAACGTCTCATCTTGGAAGAAGAGTGTCATCGGACGAGGCAACGCCACCAAAGAAGAAGCCGCCAAGTGGCTACGACTTCGACGGCCTGCTCTCCACCGAAGTGCAGGTGGCAATCAAGACATCGTGGATGCCGCCTGTATTGCCATCTACGGTCAACAACTTCGATGCGAAGGACTGGTTCCAGTACGCCCATTGCAAGGGGAAGACGGCTAGGTTCTTCCGCCACTCCTGCTGTAAGCGGTGTGACCGACACCCTGACGGGTGCGACAGGATCAAGAATGTTCGGGAGTGCAGAGCGTTGTGTGCAGAGTGCCCAGTTCTGGAGCATTGTCGACGCTGGGTGCTCAATACCGATATGCCCTATGGCCTAGTTGCCGCTATGACAGAGCGTGAGCGGCTACTATGGCATGACTCGCACCCTAGCCATGAGGACTAGGCCGAGGTAATCTCCGTCGAAGGAGTGTCTGCGTACTGAAAGCACGGTAGCCGTGGCTGAGAAGAACCCGAAGAATATGTTTGGCGAGACAGGAGTCACGGGTCTTCGCCGTGCGGGTGGCTATGTGCAGGAAGAGTTCCTGCCACAACTCGCTGGCTACCGAGCCATTCAAGTCTTCCGTGAGATGCGGGATAACGACCCTGTCGTGGGTGCGATCCTGTACGCCATCGACAAGTTGGTGCGGCAGGTGCCATGGCGAGTTCAGCCTGCCTCGACCAAGTTGGAAGACCAAAAGATGGCGAAGTTCTTGGAGTCGTGCCTCGACGACATGAGCACGTCGTGGGAAGACACGATCAGCGAGATTCTCTCGATGCTGGCGTTTGGCTGGTCATTCCATGAGATTGTCTACAAGCGTCGAGAAGGTGACAGTCGTAACTCCGCCAAGCGGTCGAAGTATGACGACGGGTACATCGGCTGGAGGAAGTTGCCGATCCGTGCTCAGGAAACTCGGCAAGAGTGGGACTTCGACGAGACGGGCGGCATCCGTGGCCTGTACCAGTCCGCACCTCCTTACTACACACTGACGCACATTCCGATTGAGAAGGGTCTGCTCTTCCGCACGACCACGTCGAAGAACAACCCCGAGGGCCGATCGGTTCTCCGCAACGCTTACCGCCCGTGGTACTTCAAGAAGCGGATCGAAGAGATTGAGGCCATCGGCATCGAGCGTGACCTTGCCGGGTTCCCTGTCATGTACGTCGACCCTGACATCATGCGGGAAGATGCACCCGGCTGGAAACAGACGATCTTTGAGGACTACAAGGACGCTGTCGTCAACATTCGCCGGGATCAACAGGAAGGTCTGATTCTCCCGTCGATCTACGACGAGACAGGCAACCAGTTGTACAAGATCGAGTTGCTCTCAGCGGGAGGCAACCGCCAGTTCGACACGAACCAAGTCATCACCCGGTATGACCAGAGGATCGCCACCACGGTGCTGGCTGACTTCATTCTGCTCGGGCAGGCTAACCACGGCTCGTATGCCTTGAGCAGTGACAAGACCAACCTCTTCGCTGTCTCAATCCGTACATGGCTGGAGATCATCCGAAACGTGATGAACCAGCACGCTGTCCCACGGCTCTTCCGTGTCAACGGGTTCAACGTCGAGAAACTCCCCGAGTTCGCCTATGGCGACATCGAGACTCCACCACTGACTGAGATTGGCACATTCATCCAGCAGTTGGCTGGTGCTGGCGCACCTCTCTTCCCCGACGATCTTCTTGAGAACCACCTCCGCAAGATGGCTCATCTGCCTGAGCGTCGTGAGTCGGCCAAGGGAGCAATGGCGGATGCTGGCAAGCAACAGCAGGGCCGAGTTCCCGATAACCCTGCGACCAAGACCGCACCGACCAAGGCTGAGACGGAGCCGAAGGCCGAAGAGAAGGAGTAGCCGATGCCCTCGTTTGAGGACTTCTCGTCGGACGAACTCCTAGACGACATCATTGAGACAGCCCTTGGTTTTGAGGGCGACTTCCGAGATGCCCTGTTGAACTATGTCGGCAGTGCCGCTAGCGACCCTGTCTTGCTTGACCTCTTGCAAGATATTGCAGACGGCACGATCATCGACATCACCCCCGCTGTAGAAGAGCAACTACGCTCGCTCAATGTTTCGCTCGACGACCTCCGTGATGTGCTCAACGAAGCGATGAAGGGTGTGGCGAACCGCACGGTCGAGTTCATCGGTTTCGACATGGAGTTCGACTTCACGAACCCGCAAGCGGTCGATTACGCAGGGCGGCTTGGTGCTCGGCTCATCAACAACGTCGAGGGTGCGGTCAAGGACTCGATCCGTAATGTCCTGCGTCAAGTCATCGATGGGGACATGACACTCCAGCAGATGCAACGGTTCGTGAAGAACCGAGTAGGGCTACTGCCCCAGCACTCTCAAGCAGTGACCCGGTACTACAACACGATGATCGGCAACGGTGTCAGCCCATCGGTTGCTAGGAAGCAGGCGGCTGAGTACGCCAACCGCTTGCTCAACTATCGGGTCGACATGATTACTCGCACCGAGGTTGCCGCCGCTCAGAGTTACGGGCAGTGGGCAGTCTGGAAGCAGATGCAGACCGAGAGGCTTGTGCCACTCGATGCGTTCCGTGTCTGGCTTACGGCGCAAGACGAGCGGGTGTGTGACTTGTGCGGCCCGATGCACTTGCAAACTGCTTCGATTGACGGGCAGTGGTTCACACCGAATGGCGATGCAGTCGATGTTCCGACCGACATCCATCCGAACTGCCGGTGTGCCATGGGGCTGACGTTTAGCCGAGGCCGGGCCAGAGAGTTCCTTGGCAAAGGCCCGAAGACTGGCTACGACTGGTGGCTTGTCGAGAAGCATTTGGCGGGCACAGCCCAAGACCACGACCAGTCGGCACATGGCCGCCGCCGTCAGTCGATCAAAGAGAAGGTCACCTTTGGCGAAGAGTACCGGCAATGGGTCAAAGATAATGACATGGCCGACTTTGGGGCTTATGGGTTCGATGACGAAGAATACTTCGACAGGAACTTTGACCGTGCGTCTCCCGACATTATCAAGGCACTCAAGGATGATGTCGCCCAAGCGATAGGTGGGTATCTCACATCTAACATGACTACGGCAGAAATGGTCGACGCTGTAGTCCAACTGTCAGG